AAAGAAATTTTTATATGCAAGTTATGCAGGTTCTCTAAGTATTAGAGATAGTGTAAAGTGTAGAAGATTGATTGATAGTCAATGGTACAAGACTACATTTGGCGATACATTCAAACTTACATCAGACCAAAACCAGAAACAAAGATTTGAAAATGATAGAACAGGTATGCGAATTGCTACATCTGTTGATGGTGCATTAACTGGAGAGGGTGGAGATATAATTGTTATTGACGACCCACACAATGTAAGAGAAGCAGAAAGTGGTCTTGTTAGACAAGGTGTATTAGATTGGTGGGACCAAGCAATGCAAACCAGATTGAATGACCCAAAAAATGGTGCATTTATTATAATTATGCAAAGAGTACATGAAAGTGATTTAACTGGTCATATATTGGCAAATGAATTTCAAGATTGGGACCATTTATGTTTACCTGCTAAATATGAACCAGACCACCCTACAATAACTCGTTCATCATTAGGGTTTGTAGACCCAAGACAAGAACATGGCGAATTATTATGGCCAGATAGAATAGACGAAAAAACAATAGCAAATCTTGAAAAAAGTCTTGGTTCTTATGGTTCTGCAGGTCAATTACAACAAAGACCAATGCCAAGAGGTGGAGGAATACTCAAAGCTGAATGGTGGAGTGAGTGGGAATACGACGATTTACCAGATATAGAATACCTTATTCAGTCTTATGATACTGCCTATAGCACAAAAGAAAACAGTTCATATAGTGCAAGAACAACTTGGGGTGTCTTTAAACATAATGGGTATTTCAATGCAATAGTTGTAGATATGTGGTACGATAGAGTAAGTTATCCAGATTTAAGAAGAATAGCACAAGAAGCCTACGAAGATTACGAACCTGATGTTGTCCTGATAGAAAAGAAAGCTAGTGGTCAAAGTTTAATACAAGATTTAAGAATGGCAGGTATACCAATATTAGAATATTCACCAGATAGAGATAAACAAGCTAGAGCACATGCAAGTTCTGCCTTGCTAGAAGATGGTAGAATATGGTATCCTAAAAACAAGAAGTGGGCAAAAAATTTAATAGATATATGTTCAGCCTTTCCACAAGGCGATAATGATGATATAGTAGATACATGTACTCAAGCATGGCTTAGATTGAGAAAAGGTTGGTTTATAACACATTCATCTGATAGCGACGAAGATGATGAATTTGCAGAACAGAAGAGGTTAACTTTATATGGCTAAACAACCGAATGTAATACCTTTCCAAGAAGGCGCTCCTGCAGACGAATTAGAAGTTGAGCAGATAGGCGATGAAGTCTTAATCGGTAATGCATCATTAGATGACATTGTAGAAATTACAGATGAACACGACCAAAACCTAGCAGAAGAACTAGATGAAAACGATTCAGCTAGAAAAGCACAGAATTTACTAGAAGCTTTTGAAAGTGATAAAGAGGCTAGGTCTGAATGGGAATATAGGTACAAACAAGGTTTAGAAACATTAGAGCCAGATGGTGGTCTTTCAGAAGAAGAAGAACAGAGAGCAACAAGAGGTTTAAGTACTGTCGTACACCCTATGATTGCTGAAGCGGCAACTCAATTTAATGCGAAGGCTATTGCAGAATTATATCCATCTGGAGGACCAGTAAAAACAACTATTATTGGTGAACCTACAGAGGAATTAGAAGACCAAGCAAGACGTGTTAAAGATTACATGAACTATCAGATAACACAAGAAATGCCAGAGTATTTCCCAGATTTAGATACAATGTTGTTTCAATTACCATTAATAGGTCATGCTTTTAAAAAGGTATTTTTTGATACAAATTTAGATAGACAATGTTCACAATTCGTAAAAGCAGAAGATTTTATTGTTGCACCAGATAGTAAAGATTTACTTACATCTATTAGATATTCACACATAATAAGAATGCCAAGAAACGACTATAATCGTTATGTTGAAGGTGGATATTATTTACCTATCAAATATATGGGTAGTGAAATAGACCCTGCAGGAAGTATTGGCGAAGACATAGAAGGTGTTTCTCAAGGAGACGAAGCACATAACGAAACAGTTACGCTTATTGAAATGCACGTTTACGAAACTTTTGATGGTATTGATGGTATTGTAGATGATGAAGAAAACCAAGACATGGTGGCATTTCCCTATGTAGTAACAATAGACTATGATTCACAAAAGATTGTATCAGTAAGAAGAAACTGGGAACAAGAAGACGAAAAGAAATTAAGACAGAACTATTTTATTTCATATAGATTTTTGCCGGGTACTGGTTTCTATGGATTTGGTCTATTTCATTTAATAGGAGGTCTTGGAAAAGCGGCGACTGGTTCACTAAGAGCATTATTAGATTCGGCGGCTTTCAGTAATATGCAAGGCGGATTTAAACTTAAAGGCAGGGTTACTGGAGGAGACTTACAAGTAAATCCCGGTGAGTTTGCTGATTTAGATGCTACTGTAGATGATGTTAATAAAGCTATAATGCCACTACCATTTAAAGAACCATCACAAACATTATTTAATTTAATGAATGCTATTGTTCAAGCAGGGCAGAGATTTGCTAGTACTGCTGATTTAAATGTTGGTGACGTAAATCCAAATGCACCTGTTGGTTCTACTGTTGCTCTTATAGAACAAGGTAGTAAAGCATTTAGTGCTATTCATAAAAGACTACATTATTCTCAAGGACAAGAATTTAAATTAATCGCAAAATCTAATGCAAAATATTTACCAGAACAGTTTGAATTTGCAATATCAGGTGTAACAACCAAAATATTCTCTACTGATTTTGATAGTACGATTGATATTGTACCAGTTTCAGACCCTAACGTTTTCAGTACTGCACAGAGAATTGCACAAGCACAGAGCGTTTTACAACTATCACAATCAGCACCACAACTTTATGATATGTACGACACTCATAAAAGAATGTTAGAGGCATTAAGAATACCAAATATTGGAGAAGTTTTAAAAGAGCCAGAAGAAGCCGTAAGAATTGACCCAGTAGATGAAAATATGTCTGTTATGTATGGTAAACCTATAAGAGCATTCCCAGAACAAGACCACGATGCTCATATTGCAGTTCATATGCAATTCATTCAAGACCCATCGCTTGGTGGAAATCCCGGTGCAAGAAATTTACAACCAGTATTAATTGCTCATATAGCAGAACATATTGCCTTATTGTATAGACAAAGAATGCAAACAGCTATCGGTATGCAACTAGCACCACTACCAGATATACGAGACCCTAAATTTAAATTTGAAGATTTATCGCCAGAACTTGATATGCAGATTTCACAAAGAGCATCACAAGTCGTTGCACAATCACCTCAAATGGCACAAATAGATGCTATTACAAATCTAGGTCAACAACAACAACAAGGAAATCCTTTACAATTTGCACAACAATTAGCACAATTAGAAGCGCAAATGTTACAGATGAAGACCAAACAAGACCTTGAAATAGAATCAGCAAAAGCAAAACAAGATATGCAGATTAAAGATGCAGAATTTCAACAAGATTTAGCTATGGAACAGGCTAAAACACAGGCAGATATAAATGCCAAATTTGCAAAGTTAGAAGCAGACTTGGCAATATTAAGAGAAAAAAACTTAGCTAAACAAATCGATAAAGGAGTTTTATAATGGCTAGTAAACAAGAATATTTAAATATGATGAAAAGAATGGATAGAATGGGAGAAGAAAGAATACCTGCTTCTATGAATATGGGTATAGATTCTATGATGAACAAACCTGTTGTAGCTAATAAAGGTATAACTGACCCAAACCTTAAAAATCTAAACATACCTGAAATATCTACAAAAGAATTAATAGATATGTTAAGCAAAACTACTGGAGAACCATCAGATTTTAACGAGCAAGAACTTATGCAATTAAAAGGTGCTATGGGTGCAGGTATGACAGGCAATATACTAGAAGAAATGAAAAAACTAGACCCAAAAGGTGTTGTTCGTGAAGACGAAATGATGAAAATGCTTGGTGACTTAACTATGTCTGATAGAGAGGCAATCGAGGGATTAACCAGTATGGGTATAACATTAGAAGATGCATTAGAGGCTATTTTAGGTGTAAGTGAAGCAGATACAATGCCTGAAGGTGCATTAGGTTCACTTCCAAGTAGAGATACAAATAATGTGGTTCGTGAAAATGAAAATATGTTTGATGCAGATAGAACTCAAAGCCTTGATATGCAAAAAGAAGCAATGGGTACATAGAGACATAAATGGCAGAGAAATCAAAACCAGAATTTACCTTAGGTGATTTAGGAACTATTAAAGAAGGTATATTAGCAGAAGAAGCAGGTTTTAAGCCTTTTGAAAGATTTGGTTCAGATTTTACACTTAGACCAGAAACTGTTTTTGGTGCATTACCTTTTGTTGGAGGTTTAACCAATATTGGTCAGGCAATAGGTAAATATCAATTAGAAGACTCTGCCAATAAATTTTATGGTGTTGATAAAGGATTTAGAGATACATCAATTAGTTCTGGTATGAATGATAGTGCAACAAACTCTTTAATTAAAGAAATCAAGGCATTTAAAGAGAATGACCCTTATTCTACTACATCTAATATAACTCGTGATGAC